GTATCAAATTGCTGGTAATGCAGTCATCAAGAAAACAGCCGTTACCGTTGCACCTAACGTCACTCTGTTCTTGTCGGCTACAGCTGGTCGTGTGAAAGTCTTGGCATCTGCCGGTCTGCAAGTTGTTGCTGCTCGTTCAGCCAACCTGACTACCGTCACTTCTACGACTTCAACCATTACCGTTACCATCAACCGTCCACATCTCCAGTCACAAATCACCTAAATGATTGAAGCTGTACTTGATGTTGTAGGGAACACAGAGCCTGACGTTTTGTTGGGCAATGTGCAGCGATCCGTAAAAAGGTCGCTGCCTTGGTTTGATTTTGACGAGTCATCCCAAGGCAGCGTCTGTCTTGTTGGTGGTGGGCCAAGTCTGGTTGACACGATTGACCAGTTAAAAGCCCGTCATCAAAACGGCGCAAAAGTTTGGGCAATGAACGGTTCTTACGATCATTTGATCGGGCAAGGCATCATTCCTGACGTAATGGTGATGCTTGACGCTCGACCAGAGAACGTGAGGTTTGTTCAGAATCCACAGCAATCGACTACGTTTTACATCACTAGCCAATGCGATGATGCAGTATTTGATGCGTTGGAAGGTTATAAAGTGGTGCTAGTACACGCCAATACGCCTGGCGTTTATGAGTTGCTTGAGCATGAAAAGGCTCGACCAGTTCACTTGATGGGCGGGTTTACGACTGTTGGCATCTTGTCTTTGATTTTGGCTAAGTTGCAAGGCTTTCAGCGCATCTTTATGTTTGGCATGGATTCAAGCTACCGAAATGGCGAACACCATGCTTACAAACAAGAAAGTAATGACGCAGAACGTGTAATTGACGCTATGATTAACGATGTGACGTACAAATGTGCGCCGTGGATGGCACAACAGGTAACAGATTTTCAGAATGTCGTAGCAGGCTTTGACGATGTTACGATTGAAGTATGTGGCGATGGACTTTTGCACGAAATGGCAAAAGCGATGAGTAACTAAACTTTAAGGATTATCATGGCATTTCCATCTAGAATTATGGGCGCAGGCAATTCATCGTTATCGGCTCAAGTAATCTGTGGCGAAGGCGCTGTCGGTCTAGTCGCAACTGGCACAACCGCAGCAGATGCTTTGCAGCTAAACGTGTCAAACAACACGATTACGACTTCAGCAGCATCGACTGGCGTTAAGTTGCCACCATGCGAAACTGGCGCTGAAATGATTATTCGTAATGATTCGGGTCAGACAATTACCGTCTATCCGTATGCAACAACGACTACAATGAACGCAGCTGCGTCAAGTGTTACGCTTGCAACGGCTAAAACGATGTTGGTAAAAGCAACTTCCGCAACTACATGGGTAACATTAACAGGGGCTTAAATTGGCTTTAGACAGCGATATTCACAGCGCAGACAACCATTTGCACGTTGAATTTTACGTTTACGACAAAGAACCGTACAAAGAAAAGCCGTTTGTTAGAATTACAGTACCAGGCGATAAAACGAACATTGTTGACCAACCCGTTCGGGAAGATCACAAAAGACGTTTTCCACGCCAATGGTTGCACTTTCAGATGCAAAACAATAACGCAGAAGTTATTGGTGTGCCTTTGAGCCAATGGGTAAAAGACGATCCTGAGAACTTTAACGATATGCAAATGGCAGAATTGCAAATCTTTAAGTTCCAGACCGTTGAGCAAGTTGCTACCGCTACCGATAACCAATTGCAGCGTATTGGCATGGGTGCGATGGGCTTGCGAGAGTTGGCAAGGCGTTATTTGCAAGTTAAAAACCAATCTTCTAGTCAAACTGAGATTGAACACACCAAGCAGGAACTTGCTCAAGTCAAAGAGCAAATGGCGGCTTTGATGGCTCAGTTGTCGGAAAAGAAGGTTGGGAGGCCAAAAAAAGAGGAATAAATGTCATCAACGATGCTACAGCTAGTCACCCAAGTTACCAATGAATTGGGTGTATCCACGCCAACTACTGTGGCATCGAATACGAACCAAGATGTAATTCAAATCTTGGCGTTGATGAACGCTGCCGGCTATGAGTTTTTGCGAAAGCATGACTGGCGAGAATTAACCAAACAACACACATTCACCACCGTCTTTAGCGTAACGACTGGTGATGTGGTTGAAAACACATACACAATTACCGGCATCCCATCGACTGCTGGGCTTGATACAACGTATCAGGTTGTGGGCAATGGCATCTCAAATGCGGCTTACATTGAATCAGTTGACTCAGCTACGCAAGTAACGATCAACTTACCCGCTACAGGGACGTATACAGGCACTTCAATCACTTTTGAAAAGGTCAAGTACGATCTACCCTCAGATTACGAATCAACCGTTCCTAGAACCCATTGGGATAAATCAAAACATTGGGAAATGCTTGGGCCTGAAAGCCCACAGCAATGGGAATGGTTGTTGTCTGGATTTATCGCTACTGGCCCACGCATCCGTTGGCGCTTGTTAGGTAAATACTTTCAGATTTGGCCTGGCGTTTCGACTAACGAGTTGTTAGGTTACGAATATCGGTCAAAGGGTTGGGCATTATCGTCAACTGATGTTGTAAAGAATTCATTTACTGCCGACACAGATACTTGCATTTACCCAGATCGCCTGATGGTATTGGCTACAAAGCTCAAGTATTTTGAGGCTAAAGGCTTTGATACTACGGCGATGTATCGCAACTATATAGAGGAGTTTGAGATTGTTCGGGCGCAGGATATGTCAGCGGCTAACTTGTCGTTTGCACCACGCCCAGGCACAGTCTTGATCGGCTACGACAACATTCCTGACACCGGCTACGGGACAAACTAATGGCAAGCCGACTTGTTCAAGGTACGGCGGCACGGGTTCAGTCATTACCAGCGCCTATAGGTGGTTGGAACGTGCGGGATTCCATTGCAAACATGGATACGCTCGATGCCGTTCAATTAACCAATTTGTTCCCCACAGTTAACAATGTGGTGTTGCGTGGTGGATACACTAAATACTCCACCGGCATCACGGGTCAAGTTCAGACGTTGATGGGTTATTCAAGCGGTGCAACGGACGAATTGTTTGCAATTGCAGGAACGTCGATTTACGACTGTACTGCTGGCGGTGCGGTTGGCGCAGCGGTTAAGACGGGCTTGAGTAACGCAAAGTGGGAATACACCAACGTCACAACGCCTGCCGGCGGCTACTTGTATTTGGTCAATGGTGTAGATGCGCCGTTACTATATAACGGGTCAAATTGGACAAATCCAACTATTACTGGCGTAACGGCAAGCAGTTTAAGCAACATTGCTATTTTCAAAAACCAAGTCTGGTTTACGCAAAACAATTCGCTTAAAGCATATTATTTGCCAACTTTGAGCATTGCCGGCGCAGCTAACGCAATTGACATGAGTTCGGTTGCCCAACTTGGTGGGTTCTTGGTTGCCGTGGGAACGTGGACAATTGATGCAGGCTACGGAGTAGACGATAACCTAGTGTTTATAACGTCCAATGGCGAAATTATTGTGTGGGCGGGTACTGATCCCTCAGATTCTACAAAGTGGGCGCTAATAGGCGTTTGGAGGGTTGGCAAGCCCGTTGGCAAGCGATGCCTACTAAAGTACGGCGGCGATATGTTGATGCTGACTTACAACGGTCTGTATCCACTTGCTGCAAGCCTGCAATCATCCAGACTTGATCCCCGTGTTGCTCTGTCAGACAAGATACAAGGCGCATTTACTGCTGCAACGCAATCTTATGGCAGTAACTTTGGGTGGGACATTATTTTTGACCCACAACACAATGCTTTGACGGTCAATGTGCCAGTTGCTGAAGGCCAACAACAGCAATATGTGATGAATAACATTACTAAAGCCTGGTGCAACTTTACAGGTCAGTACGCTAATTGTTGGGCAATCTTTGACAACGAGCCGTACTGGGGTGGCAATGGATTTGTTGCCCATGCGTGGGATGACAATTACGCTGATGATGTAAGCGACATAAACGGCTATGCGTTGCAAGCGTTTAATTACTTTGATGCCCGTGGGTACAAAAAGTATTTCACTAGAGCTAGACCGTCGATATTTACTAACGGCACACCGTCAATTTTCATTGGTTTAAACATGGATTTTGACTTGGCAGACACGACTGCGGCGTTAAGTTTTAGCCCACAAGTATCTGCTAAATGGGACGTTGCTTTGTGGGACGTAGACTACTGGGCTACAGATACGGTCATCACAAACAATTGGCAAGGCGTAACTGGAATCGGATATTGCGCTGCAACACAGTTTAAATCTGCATCTCAAGGAACGACAATTCTATGGGCATCAACGGACATTGTTTACCAACAAGGTTGGGGTGGCATATAACCCAAGGCGTTGATGTAGGCCATTGGGTTGCTGAACGAGTACAGGGTAAATATTTTGCAGATGGGTCGCAAGCAATTGGGTTAGAGCGTGACGGTCAAATTATTGCAGGCGTGATTTACGAGAATTGGAATAAAGCCTCGATTGTGTGCCACATAGCGATTGATGGACGCATTACAAAAGGGTATTTAAAAGCGATATTTAGCTACCCTTTTGAGTTTTGTAAGGTAAAAAAGATTATTGTGCCGGTGAGCAGTACCCATGCAAAAAGCCTAAAATTAGTTACCAAGATGGGTTTTGTTGAAGAAGCAAGGGTAAAAGATGCAGCACCGGATGGCGATATTATATTTTTGACATTGGCGCAAGAAAAGTGCCGGTTTCTAGGGGTAGAAAATGGGTAAGTCAGCATCAGCACCGCCAACACCAGATTATGTTGGCGCAGCCAAGCAGCAGGGTATTGATAACCTGACAGCGGCTAGGCAGTCAAATATTATGTCAAACCCAAATATGTACACGCCATTTGGGAATCAAACTGTCACTTATTCAAACCCAACGTTTGACCAAGCCTCGTATGATGCGGCGTTAGCTAAATACAACGCTGGCAATGTAGACCGTAATCAATACATGAGGGCAGGCAGTCCTGAAGGCGATACGGTGACTGGCGCTAGTTATTTTGACCAAGCTGGTTACGATGCTGCGCAAGCAAAACGAGGTGCTGCGCCAACCCGTGAAGGGTTTATGACCGGAGGCGGTCAACCAACAGTTACTCAAACACTAACCCCACAAGCTCAACTTACCCTAGATGCACAGCAACGGGTACAAACTGCACTAGCAAACCTTGGTGAAAGAGGTATTTCTAATGCTTACGCTACGCTTTCACAACCTTTTACTCCAACATCAGTTGATATTAAAAAAGATTTTAGCGGTTATCAAGCAGCGCCATTGGCTGACCAGTATGGATTAGCGCAAGCAAAAACCGCTGCTGACACATATGGTTTGGCACAACGACAGATTGATACAAGCAACTTGACTCAAATGCCTACTAATGCAGGCATCAATGCTCAACAAGCAATTTTGTCACGACTTGATCCAACCATTCAGGCTGGCGATGTATCTTTTAAGCAAGCACTAGCAAATCAAGGTTTAGCGCCTGGCACAGCTGCCTACGATGCGGCATATAGAAACCGTCAAATGGGCATTAATGACTTGTATAGCCAAGCTGCCCTACAAGGTATCAACATTGACATGGCGGCTCGTCAACAAGGATTGAACGAGCAATTGTCGCAGGCAGGCTTGTACAACACCGCAGTTGGTCAAAACTTTGGGCAAGGCGTAACTGCCGATCAATTGGCAAATGCTGCTGTTGGTCAAAACTTTGGTCAAGGTATTACCGCACAAGGTCAACAGTACAACCAAGCACTAGCAAAAGCCCAGTTTCAAAATACCGCACAGCAACAACAATTGGCTCAAGATTTGGCATTACGACAACAGCCAATTAATGAAGTCATTGGATTAATGGGCGGTTCACAGATTCAATTGCCTCAGTTCCAAGGGTATCAAGGCATGAGCGTTGCACCATCACCTACTTTTGCG